GGGGGGGTGGGGGCGCCGTTGTTTATATATATTGCACCGTAGCCAATGTGTGAACTTTTTAGAACCAGGCGTCCTGAGCGGGGGCAGCCAGTTTCTGCTGCAAGTCAGTGTTTGGGCAAAAAGAATGCAACCCATCGGAAGGATGGATTGCATATTTGTGTGTACTGCTAAGAGTGTGTGTTGTGTCTGGTGGAACCTTCGCTGGTTGCTTCGGTTCCTGTGTCTGGTGAATCTGTGTTCTGTGACCGCTCGTTGCACTCGCGGTGTAAAAGTGCCTTTACTAGCCGTGTCGCTTAGTCCCGCCTAGTGGGGATGTCCTGATGCGGGACAGTTGCGGGTTGTTTGTATGAGTGCAAACGAAGCGGTTTCTTGGAAGGGCAGTAACGGCGGCGGTAAAGGGTGGAACTGGGATAACCAAAGCAACTCTTGGATGATGCCTGATCTCCAGTCACAGTTTTTGGATTGGTTGTTGACTGATCCGAAAGATCCTGCGACTCGGGTTGCGTGGGCGCAGGAGAATGGGGTTCATCCTGATTCTCCGAAACGGTGGAAGCGGGATAAACGGTTTCAGGAGGAATGGGATCGTCGGGCCCGTGAAAAAAACATCAGTGTTGACCGTGTCCAAAGTGTCGTAGACAGTCTGCACAAGGCGGCGGTGAATGGTGATGTGAAAGCGGCGAATTTGTATTTGCAGTACATCGACCGTTTCACTCCGAAACGGATTGTTCGTAATGAGGATGCCGAAACGAAATCTCTCAGTGATGAGGATTTGTTGGCTGAACTTCAGTCACTCACTAAGGACTGGGTTTAGTAGCGGGACATTTGCCGTTAGTTGTATGGCGCTATTCAACACTCCTGCTTATAACCAGCGTGTTGCTTCGATGGCACCTACAAAGCCTGTTGCACCTGTTTCTAACAAGGCACCTGAGATCCCCTGGTATATGAAACAGCAGCGGGCGGATGATCGGGTTATTGGTGGACCAGTTGAACGTCAAGGTTTTGGTGGCGCTCTTGACCGAATGCGTTCAACCATCGACAACCGTGTTGCCGCTGAGGGTTTGCAAAAGAAATATGCGGAACTGATTGAGACTCAGAAACGTGATCGTGCAAACAGGTGGCTAGACAAATGGTTTACGATGAACCCAGAGGGTTTGCCTAATGATGCAGCCGAGTACTATCGGGAAATGCTGGAAGATGACTCAAATCTTCAGTTGTCTCGTAAACATTCTCTCGGGCAAATGGGCGGGATGATAAATCAGATGCCGTCTGGTCCCATGAGGACTGCGTATGAGGAGCAACTACGCATCCTCAGCGAAATGGCTCGTGGCAGAAACGCCCGTGATTACATGGATTACAAACCGACGGCTCCAATGGGTAGACGTCCGTGGCAAAAACCCAGTTCGGACTTTTACTCGGCCTAGTAGCGGGACAGTTTGTTCTTATCTCTAGGAACCCGATGGTGGATTGGGTCTAACCTTGGGAGTGATAATGTCAGATTCAAAGGGAATGGCCCGAAGGTCCATAAAAGCCAACAAAGCCGCAAAAGTCGCAAGAAAAAACGCTGAAAGCGCGTGGGGTGCTGCAAATAAGGTTGGCCCAGCGTACGGAGAATCTGTTGCCTCTGCTGCTGGCCGAATTAGCAAGTACCGCGAGAGCGTTAAAAGGTCAACAAAGCAAGGTTCCTACGCTCGCAACTACTTCAAGAAAAACAGCAAGTAATTCTGTCTGAACAATCATGGTGGCTGGTACTACTGGCCTTTGAGATAGTTGGCCTTTGGGGTCAATGGGTTGTAGGAACAAACCGATGGTGGGGATGGGGTGTGGTAATGCTGCACTCTGTCCCTTGGTTTGTTTTCTCCCTGGTTTACGGAAACTGGGGGGCGGCTTTGATGCCGCCTTTGTGGTGGTCGGTAAACGGATGGAATCTCAGGAAGTGGCGTCGCAATGACAACCCGTGAACGTCTGGTCGAGTTGAAGCGGGAGTTGGAGTGGCGTAAATGCGTCAAAGACGAAGCCTATTTTTTGGAGAACTACTGGTATATCCAGAATCCCCGTGACGGTCGAGTCCTGTTTACGTTGCGCCAGGCACAGCGGGAAGCGTTGGTTGAGTGGTCGAAGGAACGGTATTCGCTGACCTTGAAGGCACGTCAGATTGGGTGGACGACCCTTGTGGCTGGACATCAGTTTTGGCTGGCATATTTTTCACCCGATCAGAACATCATTGATATTTCCCGTACCGAACGGGAAGCGGTGTTGCTGCTGAAGAAAACGAAGTATGGCTTCAGGAATATGCCGAAGTGGATGCTGGAGCGTGGCCCTCAGTCCACGGTGGAGCATCAGCAGAAAATGGTGTTTGATAACGGTTCGCAGATCACATCAATGCCATCGGCCAGTGATCCTGCTCGTGGCGAATCCGCCACACTGATTGTTGTTGATGAGTGGGCGTTCCTCCCAAACCCTGAGGAAGCGTGGGCTTCTATCGAACCTGTTGCCGATGTCGGTGGTCGTATTATCGGGTTGTCTACTGCTAATGGCAGTGGCAACTTCTTTCACCAAATGTGGGTTGGGGCGGAGACACGCACCAACCAGTTTTCACCAATGTTTTATCCGTGGTCCGCTAATGAGGAACGCGATGACGATTGGTATGAAAACAAGAAACGGTCAATGACAAGTTGGCAGTTGGCGCAGGAGTATCCGTCCGACCCTGAGTCTGCGTTTATCAAGTCTGGTCGAACTGTTTTTGATGTGGATGATCTGTTGCAAAAGATCATTCCCGAGGAACCGATGGTGGGTACGTTGGTTCAGAGGGGGGCGTTAAACAACTTTGATTGGTTACCGAACCATGACCGCAACGCCCTAGATCCCGTGTTGGTGTGGCAACTTCCCGACCCTCACAAGGCGTATGTGGTTGGTGCTGACGTTGCTGAAGGTTTGGACTGGGGCGACTATTCAGCCGCCCATGTGATCGAAGTCCAGTCGGGGGATGTTGTTGCTGAATGGCATGGGCATATTCCTGCTGATCTGTTTGGTGAGGAAATATATAAACTTGCGACCTGGTACAACACTGCGTTGGTGGGGATTGAGTCAAACAATCATGGTTTGACGACCATTACATCTCTTAGGCGGTGCGGGTATAAACGGATTTTCCGTCGTCGTCGTGTGAACTCCACTAAGGGGAATACTCCTACGACCGAGTACGGCTGGCATACGAACAAGTCTACGAAACCGTTGATGATTGATGAACTTGGTCGGGCGATCCGTGAGCAAGACATTTTTTTGCGATGTGCGGGCACGTTGGGGGAGTTGCGGACTTATGTTCGTGACGAGAAGGGGTCGATGGGAGGTTCACCTCACGATGACCGTGTGATGTCGCTGGCTATTGCAAACCAGATGCTTGGGTATGCGTTTGCTCCTGAATACAAGGAGAAGGTCAGTAATTACATGACAATGGATTGGTGGGCGTCTTTGACTCCCGACGAGGACACTCAAGACAGTGGATGGCTTATCGGTGCCAGTTCTGTCCGTTCTCAACGCTAGGGCGGGACAGTCTCATCTGTTTACTAGGACTGTCCTACGATTTTGGAGTATTAAATGGCTAAGGGTTCATACAACAGCGTCGGCGCGGGTGAAACCCCGAAGTGTTTTCATGGGAAAACCCCAGCGTTTATGGAGCATGAAGTTTCCGTTGGTGGCGGTCAAGATTTCGCACCCGTTACGGCGAGCGTTGATGTTCCCAAGGTTGCTCGTCCAGGTGGCTACGGCACTGACATGGGCAAAGTTCCTGGTTCAGCCCCCAAGGCTGCACGTCCAGGTGGAGCGCAAGGGATCTAGTGTCAACGCACTCCTATGGGGAGTGCATTGCTCAACCGCATCCTTGTTTCGCCTGCAAGATGAAGTATTGGCGTGAGGACGGTATCCCTGGGCTTGCGCTTCCAGACCACGATCACTGGAACGGTCCAACCCTTCGGGAACGGATCGACGCAACGCTGACTTCAGCGCGTGCCAACGGCTACGAACCAGAACGTTGTTAGTTTGATGGCAAAACTCAGTAAAGCCGAACGCCTGAAAAGATACCGCAATCGTTTGAATCATGCGAAACGTTGGCGTGAAGAACAGGGTTACGACCAGACGTGGAATCGGATGCTGGACCTGTACAAAGGCAAGCATTTCCCTCCAGGTATGGATGACGAAGATCGCATTGCGATCAATATTGCGTTTTCTACTATCAACGTAATCTTTCCTTCAATTACGGTGAATCATCCTGGCATTGAGGTTATGGCTAATCGGGTTGAGGACGAGGATCGTGCGATCATTTCGCAGGCCGTCATCAACTATTGGTGGCGTCACTATGATTTTCGTGCGCCGTTCCGCCGAGCCGCCAAAGACTTCCTTACTGTCGGTCATGGTTGGATCAAAGTTGGTTACAAGTTTGAGGAAAAGTCTGCTGAACTGAGTTATGACGAAAAGTCTGCTCAAGAGCAGGAGATGATTGCTCAAGCGGACAGTTATGCAATGTTGAATCCTGATATGGCGGCGGAAACGCCGACTGATGAGGAAATCTCTGCAAACATTCCTGCCACAAAATCTGTTGTTGTTGAAGATCGTCCCACGTTGGAACGTGTCAGCCCGTTCGACATGTACGTTGACCCTGAAGCGACGTGCATGGACGATGCCCGTTGGATTGCCCAACGCATTATCCGTCCGATTGAAGATGTTCGCAGTGATCCACGGTACAACTACAAGGCACGTCGATCCACGAAGGCTGATGCTGTCATTTCTTCTGACTGGTTGAGTCCAGATCAGAAACGCAAAATGGATGGTGACATTGATCGTGTCACCGTCTGGGAATATTACGATCTAGTTCACGACTGCATGTGCGTGTTCGCTGAAGGCGCAGATGACTTTCTGATTGATCCTCGCAGTATGCCCTATGCGTTTGGGCATCCCTATGAGTTTATTGCGAACTATGACGTTCCTGATGAGTTTTACCCAATCGGTGATTTGGAGATGGTTGAGGCTCCTCAGCAGGAACTCAACAAGACTCGTTCACAGATGATGAACCATCGTAAAAAGTATGGTCGCAAATATCTGTATCGTGCGTCTGCATTGGGCCCTGAGGGTCGTCAAGGCTTGGAGTCCAACGAGGACAACATTGCTATTGAGGTTATTGACGACAATCAGCCGTTGCAGGATGTGATTATGCCTGTACCGATCACGCCAATGGCGGGGGATCTGTACCAGTACAGCCAAATCATTGAAGCCGACATGGACAAAGTTTCGGGTGTAAACGAATATGCCCGAGGTTCAACTCCTGAGGTGCGTCGTACCGCCACTGAAGCAGCAATGATTCAGGATGCTTCTAACGCCAGGTCTACGGACAAGTTGGCGTTGATTGAAATTGCGATTGGCAGTATCGCCCGCAAGGTGTTGCAACTTGCTCAGCAGTACATGACAGGTCAGCAGGCTGCACGCATTGTTGGGGCTGAAGGTCAGCAGTTCTGGTTTGAATACAACCATGAGGACATTGAAGGCGAATTCGATTTTGTTGTAGAAGGCGGTTCAACTCAGCCGAACAACGAAACGCAACGTCGCCAGCAGGCTGTAGCAATGATGAACTCACTGGCACCGTTGGTGGGAACAGTCATTGACCCTGCCGCATTGGCTAAACATGTGTTGCAACACGGTTTCGGTGTCAAGTCTCCTGGCAAGTTCCTTATGCAACAGCAACCCCCCGCTCCTGTGCCTGGTGATCCAAACGCAATGCCACCTCAGGGCGGTGAACCGCCGATGCAAAGTAACCCTGGTGTTGGTGTTGATGCGCCACAAGCGAATCCGCAAGACATTTTGGCTGCACAGCAGGCAGGTGGAATGGACGCTGCTGGTTTAGGTGGTCCTCAGTCGCCAATGCCGATGGGCGGTGGTGGAATGCAAATGGCTATGCCTATGGGTGGTGACCCGATGAGTGCAGGACCGATGCCAACGCCTATGGCTCAGGGTGGTGCACCGACTGGTTTAGAGGATGTTCCTCTTGAAGTGTTGATGCAGTTGCAACAGCAAATGGCTAGTCAGCAACAGCAACAGCCCGTCTAGGCGGGACACACATATCTAACTCTTAGGGAACAACCTGCGAGATACGCACGACTCCCTAGGAATGATGACTGATACATCTGACGCCGATTATTCGGCGGTAGGGGAATCGGACTTTGTTTCTGAAGGACTGGGAGAAGCAACGAGTTTCGACTCAACGCCAACCAGCACCCCTGACGAGACATTTGATTCGGTTCCTGACGGTTCTTTCACGGAATCGGCTGAGCCCATTGAGTCCATTTTTGAACTTGATGGAACACCGATCACCCTTGATGAAGCCCGAAACGGTTACTTACGTCAATCGGATTATACCCGCAAGACGCAAGAACTGGCCGAAATGCGGACTCGCCTAGCGGAAGCAGAAGCGATCACCGCAGCGTTACAACAAGATCCGACTGGAACACTACAGGCACTTCAAGAAGCGTTTGGTGTGGGCCAAAACTATGAGGCAGATCCGTTTGCCGACATGGACCCTGATCTTGCTCGCATCGCTGTGTTGGAGCAGAAGTTTGCCGCTCAGGAGCAGGCTGCAACCCAGGCGCAAATCGAAAACGAACTGGATTCGCTGCACAGTGACTTCGGAGATTTCGATAACCAGATTTTGTTTGCTCACGCAATCAAAGGTGGTTTCCCTAATCTTCGGGCCGCTTATGCAGACATGAATTTCACTTCGCTGCAAACACAGTTGGAGTCTCTGCGGAGTCAACAGCAGCAGGAGCAGCAACGGATTGACGCTAAGCGTCAAGCCGCAAGTGTTGTTCATTCAGGTTCTAGCCGTTCAGGGGCCACGGTCCCTGCACAACCTGAGCAATACGGTTCACTTCGGGACGCGTACCTGGCCGCAAAGAAAGCGTTGGGCGTTTAAGCCCATTTAACCTAGGAGATTCCCGAAATGCCTAATGTCAATTACGACACAATCCTGAGTACCACTTTGGCGAACCACATGCCGAAGTTGGTCGATAACGTGTTTTCTGCACGTCCGTTTGTTTACTTCCTGAAGCAAGCAGGACAGGTTCGTACCATCTCTGGTGGTTCGAAGATTGTTCTTCCGCTTCTTTACGGACAGAACGGTACTGCTGCGTCTTACTCAGCGTATGACACGATCACCACGACTCCGCAGACTGGTATCACCGCTGCCGAGTACAACTGGAAGCAGTATGCCGCTTCGATCACCATTTCTGGTATTGAAGAAGCACAGAACAACAGCGAAGAACAGATCATTGATCTTCTTGAGGCCAAGACGTTCCAGGCTGAAGAAACCATCACTGAAAAGTTTGACCAAATGTTTATCACTGGTGATGGCACTGGCAACAGTGGCAAGGATTGGCTTGGTCTTGCCAAGTTGGTCAAGGATTCGTCCTCAACCAACATCGGCGGCATCGATCAGACCGCTGATACTTGGTGGGCTCCTGGCCACAAGAACACGACTGCTGGTGCTCTTACGCTCGCTCAGATGCGTACTGCATACAACACCGTTTCAGTTGGCAACGACCAGCCAAACGTGATCCTTACGACCCGTACCCTCTTTGAGAAGTATGAGGATCTTCTTCAGCCACAGGAGCGTTTCATGGACTCCAAGACCGCTGATGGTGGATTCCAGAACCTTCTGTTTAAGGGTGCGCCAATCGTTTATGACAACTACGTCACGGCTGGCGACATGTTCTTCCTTAACACGAAGTACATCCGTCTTGTCGGTCACTCGGACACTTGGTTCAAGCCAACCCCGTTTGTTCGTCCCAACAACCAGGATGCTCGTTACGCACAGATCCTGTGTTACGGCGAACTCACAATCAGCAACCGCGCACGCCAAGGTGTTCTTACCGCTAAGACCGCCTGATAGCAGCGCAACAAGCATGAGTTACGGGGCGGGGGTTTCGGCCCTCGCCCCGTTTCGTTCTACAAACCTTTTCGGGAGTTTCTGTGAGTCAACTAGCAGTCAGTTACGGTGCAAATGCTGTACCAGCAATGGGCGGCACAACCGACTCGTCCCGAGTCAAATTCCAAAACTCTGCTGTTCCCGCAATCGGCTCAGGATCATCACTACCAACAGTCGTGCAGGCCGTTGGTGGGTGTGCAGACACCAACAAGGCAGGCGATCCCTGTGGGGCACGACCCGCTAAAGGGACTGAATGGTGTGTCGGACATCTTCGTTCTCGGGGTGAACTGTAATGGCATACACACTAGATCAAATGCGAGTTTATGTGCGTCAGCACTTGGATTTGGATGAATCTGAAATCCCCAACGAGTTGCTTGATGTTTGGGCCAGGGATGCTTCAATCAAGATTTCTCGCAGCCGCAAACGTTGGCCGTTCTTTGAAACCTCATGGGTTTTGACAACTACTGGCGGAACACGCGATTACGCACTGTCGGCTCTCAGTCCCACTCCCGACGAAGTTGTTTCGATTGTACGCAACGACCGTCGTCTGACCTTTATGGGTCGTGACGAGGCTGAAGCAGCGTACCTTCCCTATCAAACGTCTAGTGGATTTGTAACGTTCTACAACGTGTGGGGCGACACTCTCCGCCTGTACCCAACACCCGACATGGCTGACACTTTGAATCTGCGTGGCTACCGCAAGGTTGACGATTGGGTTGCTGATGGTGCAGGTGCAGTACCTGATTTCCCTGACGACTTCCATGACGCTATCCGTTTGTATCTGGTGGGTATGGCGTATTTGCAGCAGGAAGATCCTGAGATGGCACAGCAGTTCATCAGTGCGTTTAACGCCGAGATGGATGTGTTGAAAAAGCAGTACGGCGATGCCCCTGGTGCTTATCCGCTTGTGCTTGGTGGTGGCCCTCGGGTTCGTCAACCAGGCCGACTGCATTTCCCGTTTGACTGATTGTTATGAGGACTTCTCCTAAGCGGACCCAACTGTATTCGCTGCGCGACTTTACGGGTGGAATCAACCTTGTTTCAGATGCTTTCAAGTTGGGTGACAACGAGTCACCCGACCTAATAAACGTTGACTTGGATCGTCGTGGAGGATTTCAGGTTCGACGTGGCGTAACACCGTTTTCAAATACCCCTTTGGCTGCTTCTCCCGACAGTATTTGGACGTTCAACGCTTCAGGAACAATTCACACAATGGCGCAGGTTGGCACTGTTGTGTACAGCAGCGTCCCATCGGTTTGGACGACAATCGGAACCAGTCTTGGTTCCGCAACAAAAGATGTTTGTCCTGTCACGTTCAACAACAACTGTTACTGGGCTAGAGGCAACGCTGATGTAGCCAAGTTCACTGGTTCCATAGCCTCCGTAATGGGTAACCTTTTCAACGACACAATCGTTCCCACCAGCGGCAATGTCATTAGAGCCGACCATACTGCTGTTCATGCAGGTTACATGTGGGTTGCCAGCACTTATGAGGGTGCTGGCGGCGTAAACAGTTTCCCCAACCGCATCCGTTTCTCATGGGCTAACACTTTTGACAACTCGGGTGAAAACTGGCGTACAGACGATTTCATCGATATCGATGAAGGCAAAGACTTTGATCCAATCACAGCAATGGTCCCGTTTGGCGATCAACTGCTCATTTTTAAACGTGACTCGGTATACGCCATCTACGGTGACTCGGCTGAAACTTTCAGCATGGTCAATGTCTCCAACACGGTTGGATCTGTTTCCCATGCAGCGACTATTGCAACCCCAGCGGGAGTGTTCTTTTTTGACCACTCATCAGGTGTAAATGTTTACACGGGTCGAAATGTTACAAACGTTTTTAGTCAGATTTTGCCTGCGTTGCGTGACGGTGACATTCCCCGATCACAAGCCGACAAAGTTGATATGGGTTGGGTCAACAATCGGTTGTGGGTTTCAGTGCCGTGGACAGATGACCCGACACCCCCCAGAGGTGTCACGTTTGTTCTTGACCCCAACCTGAAAACAGGTGGGTCATGGACGAAATACTCACTGCAACTCGGTCCCTACAGTCGTGGTTACAGAACTGTTGACAGTCTGGCGTATGTGTACGGCACAAACCTGGTGTTCAAGGTTGATGTGGCTGGACAGTACTACGACAACTTTGGTCCCGAACTGGGAATTAAGCCGATTGATGCTTGGTATCAGACCCGTTGGGTTGATCTGGGGGAGCCAGCGATCAAGAAACGTTGGCGACGCACTGAGGCTTTGATGCAAGTTGATCAAGGTTATGACTTGCCTGTCATTTCTTATTCAGATTATGACCCGACAGTCACTGTGAAGAACTTTAAGTTCAATGCTGTTCCCAGTGCTTCAGGTATCAACGATGCCATTTGGGATGATCCCGATTCCGACTGGGTTGGTCCAGCGAATCCAGGGACAACACAGTGGGCGAGGTCAGGTGTCTACGGGTATGTGGACCGTGGACAGACACTAGGTATTGCCCGATCCGTTTCTTTAAGAGTGGGCGGCAAAGTGCTGTCTGCTGCTGAGCCAGGTGAAGCACAGGCCCCCGTTTTTTGGGGTGTCGATGCTTTGATTTTTAAATATGTCCCTCGGAGGGTTCGATGAGTGCAGTAAGTAAGACATACACGTTTGTTCCTGCCACAGACATTGAGTCTGCGGAAGTCAACCAAAACTTTGATGATGTCGTAAACTACGTCAACGCTGAAGTGATTGTTCGTGACGCCTCCAAGGCGTTTACGGCTATTCCATCTGGTCCTGGCACTGATCCAACATCGCCCGATCAGTTTGCTCGGAAACAGTATGTCGATCAGCGTGTAAAAATTGACGGCACAACGCCGTTCACGGGCATCCCTAGTGGTCCTGCCACGAATCCGACTACTGCTAATCAGTTTACTAGGAAGCAATATGTGGATGATTCGGCGGTTACGCCGTTGACGTTCCGTCCGAGCATGGCTGCTGCGGGTCAGATCATTAAGGCTGCTGATTGGGTGCCGCCAGTAGGACAGTCAACTGATAGCAACGGTCAAATATTTGTTCCTTTTGTAACTGCATTTCCAACCGCCATTGATACCGTTGTTGTCACAAGTGGAGACGCTGGAGTTCCTACTCAGTTTATTTCTGTGGTTTCAAAAACATTGAGTGGTTTTACTGTTCGTTGCTATACAGAAACTGTCACAGCAAACATTTTTGGCGGTTTCAGCCTTCAACGTGCCGCCTCTCAAGGCGTTCGCGTTAGTTACATCGCTATCGGTCGCTAATGACTAAGTGGTCGAACCCGATCCCAGCAGTCGAGCCAGCAGAACCACGAGTTCTGCGGCAAATCTTTACGTCCATAGAAAAATGGTCTGGATCGGCAGGGGACTCGTATGCAACGACTTCGGCCACTTCGTTGGCGTTGGTTGCATCAGGCTCAGTAACGCTCACGGTTGGCAAGGGGCTTGCTTACACTCCAGGTCAAGTCGCTGTTGTTGCTTACGACGCAACACGTCTGATGAGGGGAACGGTGAGTTCTTACGATCCAGTCACAGGGTCGTTGGTTCTTAGCATTACAAGCAGGGTTGGGACAGGCACGTTCTCGTCTTGGTTTGTGAACTTGGAGGGAACTGCTGGTCCGCAGGGCGACATTGGTCCTGCGGGTCCGACGGGCGCAACAGGCGCTCAAGGCATTTCAGGGAACGTGCAGTACACGTTCAGCAACTCAACTGTTGATGCCGACCCTGGCAGTGGAATTATTCGATCAAACAACACGATTGGTTCCGCAGTCACTTTCCTGTACATCAGCAACTACGACGCTAATGGAAACTTGCGTCCGACCTGGTACGACACTTTTGATGACTCCACATCAACCGTCAAAGGCTTTATTCAACTCGTTAGTTCTGCGGTGGCTCAAACCTATTACGTGAGTGGAACGGTTACTGTTGCAACGGGGTATTACAAGATTCCTGTTGTTTGGGTAAATGGAAATGCGCGTCCATCAAACGGTGTAACTACCCACATAAATTTTACGAGAACTGGCGATCTTGGAGCAGTCGGCCCCACAGGCCCCGTAGGGGCCACAGGTCCCGTTGGTGCAACAGGAGCAACTGGACCCGTAGGTGCTACGGGTCTTGGTTATGACGGTATAACTTCAACAGGAACTTTTGTTCCAGGCACAATCACCCCCAGCACTTTGATTTTGGTTCCCGTTAACAAGATCGGGGCATTAGCGGCTGGACAGTACATCAGGGTTGTGTGGAATGGTTCATCGAGCGCTGGTAGTGCTGCTTGGTTTGAGGGTTACATATCATCCATTTCAGGTCTAAATGTTTACATGGTGGCTGATAACAACGGTGGTGCTTTTGGTTCGTACTCATCATGGAATGTGGTTGCTGCTGGGCTGAAAGGTGATCCTGGTCCTGCTGGTACTCCAGGAGCGGCAGGCATTCCTGGCACCAATGGTACGAATGGCACGAATGGTACGAATGGTACAAATGGTACAAACGGTACAAACGGTGCTGGTTACAGCGTAAACATTGTTGGAACCTATTCAATCCCAACTGGAACTCCTTTCTCACGAACTCTTTCGATCACACTTCCAAGCGGCGCAGTAGATCATGCCTATCAATTTGGTAATCGCATCAGGGTTTACGGGGCTGGAACTGGGTCATATTTTGAAGGTGTAATCACCGCAAGAACCGCTTCTTCAATAACGGTTGCTGTGGATTTCGAGGCGGGCGGAGGAACTTTCTCCTCTTGGATTACAACGATTGTTGGTGAAAAAGGAGATACAGGTTCTGTCGGACCAACAGGCCCCATTGGTTTGACGGGCGCTACTGGCGCTACGGGTGCCGCCTCAACTGTGCCTGGTCCCACTGGCTCTACTGGTGCGGCAGGTCCAACGGGCCCTATTGGACCAACGGGTGCAGCAGGCACTAACGGTATAAACGGTACAAACGGTGCCAACGGCACGAATGGTTTGGCAGCCACGATTGCTGTCGGCACAACCACAACAGGAACAGCAGCAGTCACTAACAGCGGTACAAGTTCTGCTGCCATCTTCGACTTCACAATCCCAATAGGGGCCACGGGTGCAACAGGGCCTGCTGGCCCCACGGGGGCTACAGGCTCCACGGGTGCGGCAGGAGCCAACGGCACTAACGGTACGAATGGAACGAACGGCACCGCAGCAACTATCGCCGTGGGAACCACGACGACTGGTGCAGCGGGAACTTCAGCAGCAGTTTCCAATAGCGGTACATCGTCTGCGGCCACATTCAATTTTACGATCCCTAAGGGTGATACGGGTGTTGGCACTCCCACGGGTGCTTTGGTTGCGTATGCTGCTGCTACAGCGCCTGCGGGATGGCTGCTTTGTGACGGGTCGGCTCAACTGAAATCATCGTTTCCTGATCTGTGGACGCTGATTGGCAGCACTTATGGGACAGCAACGCTGACCCATTTTTATTTGCCTGATATGCGAGGACGAACCCCAGTTGCGGTGGACAACATGGGTGGAACCGATGCAGGCCGTTTGTCTGCAACAAACACTTTAGGTGGAACGGGTGGTACAGAAAGTTTTAATGCTGCCCAACTCGTATCTCACACACACGGCACAACCATTTCTAACGGTGCAGTTGCTAATTCAACTCATACACATCAGGAAGGAAACCTTGCAGCAGCGGTTGGCGCTGCGAACGGCAATGCTGGCCTTATTGGTTATGAGGCGGGTTCTGTTCGACCCAGCGGTCGTGGTCCTGCGGCAATCACCAGTTACATTCTTGGTCCCGTTTCCGTCTATAACGGCGCTTTTGGTAACTTGACCATGAACCATTACACCAGGGTTTACGGCGATACAGGTGGGCCTGTAGGAACAGCCTCTGTGGGAGTCACGGTCAACGCCAACGCTGGCGGTAATTCATCGACCAGTGTGATGCAGCCCTATATCTTGACCTACTACATCATCAAAACCTAGGCGATAATCGTCATATAGCGGGACATTGTTGCCCTAATAGTTGATGAGCAACGTCACGAACTATCTGTCTCCTGAAGAAATCAACGCCTACCAGTCACGCATTGATAACGCCGACATGGGTGCTAAGCGTGCCCTGTACAAGTTGGGGAATCGTCGCCAAGAAGCGACATCAGATTTCAATACTGCTCGGGGCCGTCTGGGGACTCAGTGGGATAACTATCAGCGGACGTTGCCCAATCAGTTTGCCCGTCGCAATGTGTTGCGCTCAGGGCTTATGGGTCGCGCCATCAATGAATACGACATGAATCGGAGAAATGCCGATTTTGATTTGGAGCGTTCTTACACCCGTCAGATGGGTGGTCTGACTGAGAACCAGGGCGATATCGAAATGATGTTGGGAATGAATCGCACGCAGGTTGACCGTGATCGGAACGCTCGTCAGCAAACGCTGGCTTCTCAGATTCAGGAGTATGGACAGTAATGGGTGTTTTAAATTGGCTTGGTGCCCGTGGTGACAACCTTCAAAATAGTTGGGACTGGACTACTGATCGTGTAGGAAAAACTGGTGAGTGGATTACCGATGATGGTAAGGAAGATAATCCGAAGCCAAATCTTCCGTTTACAAATGTGTTCGGTTTAAAGCGCGTTGGCAATGGCAATATGCCGTACACAAAGAACTGGGATGGAAGGCAACTTAAGTCAGGGTTTGAAGATCCACGGATCAACCCTGATGATTTTGCTAACGGTGGCGACTCTGGCGCCAGCGCAGCCGCATATGTTCAATCGCTGATTAACGGTATCAATGAATCATTTGAGCGTCAGCGTGGCGCATTGGATTCAAACAAAGCGAATTCTGCTGCTGGTATTCAAAAAAACTTTGACACATTTAAGCAGGGTCTTGCAAACAATCAGGCGTTGTATCAGCAGGGTTCTGCTGCTATTCAAGCGGAGATCACACGCCGCATGGCAGAGTCCGCTGCCCGCAACGCTGAAACTAGCGGTCAGGTTGCTGCTGCTGTCGGCGGTATTGGTGGCAGTGCTTCTGCTGGCATGGCTCAGGCCGCTGCGAATCAGGCATCGTTGGCTGCCTCTCAGGGTTATCAGCAGGATCTGGCGAGTCGCATGGATCAGATTATGGGTGCTAACCAGCGGTCTGCTGAGAACAGTGGCGAACTCGTTCGTCAGGGTGCTTCAGGAAATCTTGAAAACGGTTACAACGCAATTTTGAATGCGTTGATGGCGCAACGGGAGCAAGGTCTCCTCCAGGCACAGCAGGCTAAATCTAGCGGCGGCGGCGGTGGAACCGACTACTCCAAAGCGTATAAGCAGTTTAATGATCGACAGAAGTTGGATTGGGCGTTGAACAATGAGACGCCAGATCCAATGGAGATTGTCAACATGATGCTCCGCAATGGTGGCAGTGACGCTGCCGCTGGTTTGGCGTATCTGGGGTCTTTAAATCAGAACAACTCTGAAGGTAAATAGACCGTGGCTGGTCTAACGCAATCTCAGATTGCTCAGTTGAATGCGATTGGTGGCCGCAAACGAGCGGGTTCATCCAAGTCGCCTGTTCGTGGTCGTTCCAGTTCCAACAAAAACATGGACGGGTTGATGAAGTTGGCGAAAGCCCTCGCCAGTGGTTCTGCCGCATACAACTCTGACCCTTTGGCTGGTTCTCAAAAAAAACTGAATGATTCGATTCAAGCGATCATGCAGTCAAACACGCCTAGTGGATTTAAAAACGCTGCGGCTGGATACTCTACAGACAAGTCTATAAAGAAAGACGAGTCTGTTTTCGATCAAGTTAAAGGTGCTTTAGGCACTGGCATTGCAGGTCTTAGTCAAGCATTGGCGCTGCCCCAGACGTTGTTGACTCAACCTATTCGTCGGGTCATTGATCCGAAACGCAATCTGCTTAAAGACATTGTGAAGGGTGAGACAACATCGTCTGCACTTGCGGGTGCCGACTGGTTCAAGGGTTTGCCAACTCCAGCAAAGATTACTATTGGCATTAGTGCCGATATTGCCACCGACCCTTTGACCTATGTGTACGGTGCGGGTTTGATTACAAAACTTGGTCAGGCTCCTGGGATTATCCAAAAGATTGATAAAGCATCTGATGTTCTGCGTGCCGCTGGACGTGTTGACGACGCTAATCGTCTGGTTACTTTTGGCGGCAATCTTGCCCGTAAAGGCAAGGGTGGTATTGGTGGCATTAAGAATGCCGACCTCACTTGGATCGGCAGGACACTGGAAGAAACTGGTGTTGTCGATTTAGGTGGCAAAGCGTTGAAGGGTGGTTTGTATTTCCAGCCTCCAGGCACAGGACGTATTGCTTCTTACGGTGCCAAAAAACTTACTGGCAAAGCCATTGATTCCGCTAAGTATCAAATCTATTTGGGTCGTGGTCCTCTTGTTGAGGGTGCATCCAAGTTAGCGGCAAACGCTTTTGCTGGTGCCAAGACTTCAAAGTTGATGTCAACTTTGGGTGACACTTACGGTGGCGGCGAAGGCCAGTTGAAGCGCAAGATTTTGAATGCGGAGTCTCCGCAGGAAGCATTGAATCTGCGTCGGATTCTTGTCAGCGACCGCATTGAAAATGGCGTTGCTGCGACCATCACAAAAATGCACACTCGCAAGGCTTTGATGGTGGACAAACTTGCCGAAAAATCAGGTGTTGATCGCACGATCATTGTTGGTGCCCTTGACGGGAACCTTGACGATATTGAGCGGCTTGATTCCTTAATGGACGGTGGCTCGGAACTGGTCCGTCAATTCGATGATCAGTTGATTACCGAAACCACCAACCAGATCAAACGTGTTGTCGAAAGTTTTGGTGGCGACGTAAATGATGTTGCACCGTTGGTTGAACGTGCAAAAGACCATTTGCATGGCGTTCTAACTGACGAGGCTCGTGCTGGAATGAATGCCTCCAAGAAGGCGAAGTATCGCAATCAAGGTGTTGATGGTTTTACGAGGCCGTCAAAGTTTGCGCCTGGAGCAGACCATTTGGGTACACCGATTGCGGATTCTCGTGACACGTTGACTCGTGCATACATTATTGGGAGGGATGGCAAAAAATACATTCTTCTCGGTGAAGTCAACAAGCCTGCTGTTGCTATGGCCGCTGAGCATGGAACTGGCGAAACTGCTGAGCAGTTTCTCAGGTCCAAAGTCGGTGAGACCTTAGAGGGTAATGCTACGGCTGCAAAAAAGACAGGTATTGATGGTCCCGTCACTCAGGTTCGGTTTATTGACGACAACGGCAACATTGTTTTAGCCGAAGTCGCTACGGGAGACATCAGGTTTGATGTGATTGCACCTAACGGTCTTGGTGCAAAGACTCAGGTAAACACGATCAATCGTGCCAAGTATGGTCATGATCTATTCAGCACTGATTACCGCACGATTGTTCAAAACCAAATCTTTGACTTTGCCACTGCTGCTGGCGCTGAAGTTCGTGGTCTGTATTTAAAGAAGTACGGCCTTGCTGCTTTGAAGGGCGAGGAGGAGTCGGTTGCTTCTTCGATTGCTGCTCAGCGTGGCATTACTGTTTCCGCTGACGCTGCTTCTGATCCTGCATTTCAGACTGCTGTTGTTGCGAATGTTGATGATCCTGCGAAGGTTCAGGTTGCGGCTATTGCTGCGAATGGTGCTGCTGATGCTCGGATGGCGTTGCCTACCGAGCCAGCGGATTTCTCACTGCTGTCGCTGTCTCCTGAGGAAGCGCAGACTCATCTTGATGAAGTGGTGGAAGTTCAGCAGGCGCAAGCCGACTCTCTTGCAGATCGTTCTTCCAGATCAAGACCTAGTGAAGTAACTGATGTGCAGGGCTCGATTGATAGAACTACCACTCGTTTAGATATTGCTAAGGAACAAGTTTCGTCGCTGGATCGTCTTATTGATGATGCGGAGCGGATGAACGCTGGGATGCCTAAGCAGGTTGCTGTTGAAAGCAATCCTGCTTCACGTCCCAATCTTTTTTCGCCTGAAAAATCTTTGTCAGAAATGACTGCCGAGGAACTGGCGGCAAACGAAAAGTCGTTGGATCTTGAATTAGGCAATGCCGATCAGATGAAGTCTGAGTTGCAGGCTGAACTTGACAATGCTCAAAAGTATGAGGGTGTTGCTGCCGATACTCAAGTGTCTCGTGGGGACTTGAACGATCTTAGAAGTGAAGTCAAGGCTGAAGCAGGTCAAGTTGCCGAGCAGATGCGTGCTCAGGTGGATGCTGTTGGCGGTCGTTTAGAATCCCCTTGGAATAGTCCTGGTGGCGAATGGGACTGGTGGAAACAACTGTCACGTTCGCAGCAGAGCGTGTTGCGTCGATTCATGGGTGGCGGAGAGGCCGTTCGTAGCGGTGCTTCCAGGTTTGGTGGTGCCGATGTTGGTCGCCTCACCGATGGAATGGCTGTTGATGTGTTCGCTGAGCAGTGGCGACAGATCCGTAATCTGTCGCCTGATGCAAACATCAGTGAAGTCATGGACGACTGGGCCAACCACATTCTTCAAATGAAGGATGCTGAAAAGGTTGCTAGTGGGGCCAGCGGTTACACGTCGCTGGTGCAGGACTGGATGGCTCCAGGTGTGTTTGGTGATTCCGCAAGACGCCTTACACCCGAGTTGATATTTCCAACCGAAAGGCTTGGAGATAAGGCAATCGCAGAGAATTTGTCTCAACATTTGGCACGAGAGTTCAGCGATGCTGGATCACCCACTCGTGCGGCTGCTGACATTCAGGCTGAACTGGATCGTCTGGCGACTAGCAGCGAGGATCTCGTAACTCGTTATCAAGAAGCGATGGACGAGTTGGGCCGCCGCGAGAAGTTAATTGCTGCGGGTCAGCCCGTTGGATCGCAAAAACTGATTGGCAATCCTGACTTACTAGAGGTCAGTGAACTGAAATCGATTCGTGAATCAATTATTATCACGATGCAGTCAGACGCCGATTCGTTGAGGATGCTCACGGAACGCAAAATAGATGAGAATGCGTACAAGGCGTGGACGGAAACAGCGAAGGCCCAACAAGGTTTTGCTGATGCCGTCCTTAAAGGTTGGGTCGGTATTTCCCGTCACACTCAAGTCCCTGAGCAAGTAGCCGAGGTTATGGCGATGCTTGCCAAATCAACTGGTCCTGACCAGTTGCCTGGACTGTTCCGTTACTTTGACAAACTCACAAACCTTTTTAAGTCGTGGGCTATTGCCAGCCCTGGTTTCGTTATGCGAAACGGCATGGGCGGCATGTTCAACAACTATCTGATTGGTGTTGATGCTGGCAGATACTGGGAGTTCATCAAGGCTGATCGTGCTTTCACGACTGCGTTGAAACGTACTGGTGATGTTGAGCAGGCTTTGGCTGCTGTGCCGAAACGATTCAATAGGCAATATCGTTTGCTGCATTCGTCTGGCGTGTTGGCTGAGACGGATCGTGCCAGTGATGCTGTGTTTGGTTTGAACAAGTCTTTGGGTCAGGGTGACAGCACTCGGGATGCGTTTGGATGGTTGGGTAACAACTTTGCTACCCGTGGTGTTTACGATGTGAACTCCCGTATGGAACGTGTGTTGCGTGGCGCAGCAGGCATGGATGCTGCTGCCAAAACTGATTCGTTGGACGGAATTTACGAATCCGTGTTTAAGGCTCACTTCGATTACTCGGATCTCAACAGGTTTGAAGTTAATGTGATGAAGCGTGTGTCGCCTTTCTACACTTGGACTCGAAAGAATCTGCCGTTGCAGATGGAGATGCTGTTCAGAAACCCGAAGGCGTACAACCGTTACAACATTTTTAAAGCAAACATTGAGTCGGTTACTCCTGAGGAAGATTTGGTTCCGACTTGGATGAAGGATCGTTTGAACATTCGTCTGCCATTCAGTAATAAAGATGGTCAGATGTATGTTCTTCCTGATCTTCCTTTCACATCGTTGAACATGTTTACGAATGTTGATGAGTTGGCTGGTCAGATCAACCCTGTCATTAAGACTCCTGTTGAGATGTTGATGGACCGTAAAATGTATTTCGGTAAATCGGCTCCGTTTAAGGAGGGGTATGTTCAGATGCCTGACATCCTCACCAAGACAGGTATTGCTCAGGTGATGGGTTTGACTGGTCTAGCGGAGAAAGACAAAAGCGGGAACTTCATGACCCGTGACAAGACTTTGTATGCGGTTGAACAGTTCCTGCCGTTCTTCGGTCGCATGCGTCGTTTGCTTCCGTCTGAGAAGAAGTATGACGAGCGTGCTGCAACTACTTGGATTAACTTCCTGTTTGGTACAGGTTTGCGTACAAACACGATGACAGACAAGTCCTCAGAGTTGTATTTCCGTCAACGCAGTGTGGATCAGATTGCTAAGGATTTGAACTCGCTGGGCTATGGGGGTTACACCTACTGGAATAAGCGTGTTGAGACTTCCCGTAAGCCAGGGGAGAATGACAAGCGTCCGTATTTGACGTTGAACCAGCCGAAGGGCGGATTGGGATTCAATTCTCCGTATACGAATGTTCGCAGTGCCAACAAGTTGTCGCCCGAGGCGTTGCAGGCTGCAATGAAGCAACTTTCAAGCAGGGGTAGTCAAAAGTAATGGATGTGGTGTTGCGGTTTGTTGAAACCGCCATTGTCCCCATTGTTGTGGCTGGTGTCACAGCGGGAGTGGGGGCTTGGGCGTTGATCCGTTCTCATCGTAAAGATGTGCAGGGGTTGGATGATCGCAACACTGAGCAGCATCATCAGAATGCTGCGTTACTGACCCACCTCAGCAATCAGGTTGGTGGGATTGACTCCAAGGTTGATCGGCTGGATCAGCGGTTGGATCATGTCCAGCAGTGGGCTGCTGAGCATGAAATCACTCATTTGATTGAGGATTCTGCTCCGTAGACCCCGTTCTGTTCGTACGGGTGTTCTATGGGTCGTACAGTCGTTCGATGGGGTTTGGGGTGTAATCACCCCACCCGACAGGCTGAAATCGCTTAGAACGCATTCTGGAGGCTGTTTTGGGCGGGACATTTTGCCTAAATGGTGTGACTGACTACTACTTGCTGAATAACCCTCCCGCATCCCGCCAGTTCTGGCCGAGCCGCAACGCACCCCTGACTGGGGGTGTCGTTCTCCACACCACTGAAGGTGTCGGGGGCGACGAGTCCGCTGAAAACACCGCCCGCTACATAAGCACAAGGTCGAATGCGGGGTCGTATCACTGCATCGTTGACTGGAACTCCACCGTATTCCTGATGCCAGATGATTACACGGCCTTTGGTGTGGCGACGAGTGGCTACAACAGTCGCTGCTGGAACATCGCACTCGCGTGCAAAGGCTCAGAACTAGGTATCGATGACTGGGCAACAAACGTCATGATTGATCGTGCCGCCAAAGAGATGGTGGAGTTTTGGCGACGCAACGGTATTGACCCTATTGAAGCAAACCGTTCGATTGGTGCTGGCGTTCTTGAAGGTCCAGGTTGGGCGCAACATGGTGAAGTCCAGCCACAAGATCGTAGCGACGCTTGGGTGCATCATCCTCAGGCGTGGGGTTTGGGAATCATGCTGGCGGTAGCAATCAGCCGTCATGCAGGTCAATACGAGCCTGCACCACCGCCTGCTGAGATTCCTGCTCCGCTCCCTGATCTTGGTTGGATTGCTGAAGCAATTAATCATGCACGTTCACAGGTACTGCGACTCGGTTCCAAGGGTGACGCTGTGAAGTGGTTGCAAACCTTCTTGAACTCAAAGATTGATGCAGGGCTAGTTGTGGATGGTGTGTTTGGTCCGTCCACTGATGATGCTGTACGTCGGGTGCAAACAGATATTCGCAACTTCTTCAAACTTGGAGACCGTATGCGTGTCGATGGAATCGTCGGACCACAAACGTGGTTCTGGCTTACGTTAGGAATGTGAAAATGACCAGTCGTACAACGGGTATTGCAGGTGCAGTCATTGGTCTTGTTCAGGCTGTGATCCTGCTGGTAAACGCTTTTGGTTGGGTCACGATTACGGGTGAGCAGTCTGCTGCTATTACCGCAGTAGTCACTGCGGTTGTAACCGTTGTCGCCAGCCGCAAGGTAAACGATCAGATTGGTGTCGCCTTGCACACGGAAGTCCCTGTCGATGACGCTGGCACCGCCTCGGCCTGACTGGGATCTGGACGATCCCGCTCACGCCAAACCCGAGTCAGATGACGACTATGAGTACGTCGAACCCGATGCGGTTCCTGCTAGGCGGGTAGATCCTTCCGAGGATCAACCGTTTCAGATTCCTGTAGGTCCGATTTAACGTCGTACTCATCCCATAGTGCATGGCGCATGGCGGATCGAACCTGTTCCGCTTCGTCCCGTTTGACCAGATGCCACGGCTTCACCATTTTACGGATCAAGCCAACAGGCAAAATCACAGTGACTACTTGTTCATCAGGCATTTGAAAAGTCATTAGTTTTATCCTTTACAAGACTTTGTTGGCACGCAAGTTCAAAGACATCTCTTGGGTATCGGGTGAGTCGAAGTCGGTCGGCTGCTGCTTTGACAATCCAACGAGGCAGGAACACGGCGATGATTTCATCCTCATTGTCCATTAGTTGACTCCCAATCAATCGCTTTGCGGAATGCCGTCATAACAGCATCCTTGGGATTCAGGTACACGATCTGATCTTTAGAGAAGTTCGCCCATCGCTGCACCAGGGACAACGGCAACTCAACCATCACTGTTGCCTCGGGTTCGATTTCAGGCATCGCTTCTTCTAGTCCATGCAGAGCGCTGATGCTGGCAACTGATTGTGAACCATAACTACCCATTACAAATCAACCATCTTTTCTTTAGTATTTTGGCGTACCGAATGTCGATACAACTCCAACTGCCCTGACAGAGATTCAATGGCTCCCGCAGCAGCAAGCAGTAGAGCAACGTGCTCACTGATCCCTGCGGGGGAGGCTGCATACCGCAACCGTTCAGCAATGTCCTGATTGCTCATTGCTTTACCTTGTGTTCGGTGACGCTATTTAAACGTTGGATGTCAGTCAGTAGCAGTTCGTTCTGATCCCGCAAATAGCGGATCTCTACCGCTGCCTCTGCAACATCATCTTCACACCAGTCGGCACCGCATCCGCAGTGTTCACGGCAACTTGCATAGCAAGTGCAGTCTCTACCAGCGTTTTCCAGTCGAACAAGAATGTCTTCTTCAGTTCTACTCATAATCTTCTTCGTCTGTGTCGGGCAGTTCGTAGGCGTCTAGTTCCCATTGCAAAGCGACTTTGAGCATTCCAATGACTTCCCACGGATGAACCTCATCATCCGTGTTCACCTCTAGGGACATGGAACCGTCTGCTTCAATGATGCGGACGATGTGGACTCCGCCAAGTTCAATGCGTTCATCGGGCATAGTTGCCTCCAAGGAATCTGTTCAGCAGAACGTCTACTTCTGCGACTTTGGATTCGTTGACGTGAACCCACTCGCTAAGTAGCCAGTGCGCCAGTTCCCGACATTCCGCATCAAGCAGTTCGATGCGGTCTTCTAACCGTTGATTACGTCCTGCCGTCGTGGTCCATCGTTCCACCCACCACAAACGATCATCTTCAACTTTCCGCAACCGTCGCTTCAGTTCCCACTTCTTCACTGACAGGCCCCGTTCCACGGTTTCGCACCCAGTTCGTTGTATGCACCTAGGGCAACAGCGTCCTGGTCGGCGGGGGAGGCATGGTTTGGTTTGACACCAACTAGATCGTGGCGTCCAATCCGTCCAGCGAAGGTGTCCCATCCGCCTTGATAGAACTGGTAGGCACCCATGAAGGTTCCTGTTGAGTTCACTGCCTGATAGTTGCCTCGGGATTCACGCCAGCGAATGCACTCAAAGAACGCTTCGGTTGTTCGACTTGATTTGGGTGGGTGTGTTGCCGCTGGTTTCGGTTTGGTAGTGGTCGTGGTGTTTATCCAACTGAGGTCAACGGTCGTGGTTGTCGTTTCGATTGGGGTGACCATGACTGCTGGTTCCACCACGATCTCGTTTGTGACTGGTCGATCTGTTTGATCCCAAATCAGCAGCGCTATCAATGCTGTGAGGATCGCTAGAAGAATGAAGCCGTGTTTCCATGTCGGGTTTCTCATTGCACCTGCTCCAGTCCATAGACCCGCACTGCGGGTACACAAAAATCAGATCCGTCTTGCCATTCCAAAGACTCGGCTTCGGTCCACGGCAAACCGTCATGGGTTTCACAAACCACTTCACTGATCCAGCCTTGAGTTATGCCGTGGCTGATCCAGTCCTCGAAATCATCCCTATTGCTCATGTAAATTCGATTCCGTGAACATCAACAATGGTGTTCCAAATGGAAGCGATCAGGTTTGCTGCGAAGTCGTCAATCATTTCTTGACAGTCGTCACACTCATAGTCTGCGGAGTGAAACAACGCACCTATTAAACCGATGGCGTATTCGCCTGAGAGTGGCATGACGATGTGGTAGTCGTAGTCAATGACCTGATCGAATTGTTCATCAGTGAGATCACCAAACTGTTTGGTCGCTGTGTGGCGACTTAGTTCCTCATACAGTTCTTTACCGAGAACGTCTTTGAGTTCGTCAGAATCACTCACTGTTCGTACCTGGCTTCAGCCTGTGCTTCAGCAATCAGTTCCCAGTCGGGTTCAGAATCTTCTTCGGAATCTTCTGAACCCCAATACCGTTCTTGTTCTTGTTCGCAGAACAGATCCCAACCCTTTAGTACGTCAGATTCCTTCATGACCTGTTCCTTCCACCCACACATACTCGTAATACGGGGTGTTGTCTTTGTTAAACCTCAGGTCGCCTGCACTGTGATCGCCGCTGCTGCTGCGCCATTTAGCGTGCTGTCTGCGATAGACAACGCCAGTGGGGTAGCGGATCTCATCATCAAGGGGGATGCGTTCCCCGCTGGGAAGCATCCATCCGATACGCAATTCGTGGCCCTCGTAGGGTCCGCCTTTCAGCGGAAACATCCAGCCTTTGCGTTTCGTGAACGCTTTCACTGATCTGCGACCCATTCTTGGGTCATCAAGTATCCGATCACGCAGTACACGGCAGCGTCCAGCCACGCATCTTCCAAAGATTCGTTGCTCAGATTCACTTTGCCGTAGTCAAGCCACTGGTTAGTTGCTGTCATCAGGCGTCGAAACTTGTCGTTGGTGCGGATTGCACACCCGATCCAAGCGGGAATACCAAAATCTTCTGATGCCCTAACATTGGAAAACGGGGATTCCTTAGTCCCGTAGTCCTTTTGCTTCCGATCATGCAGTAGCAGCATCGCATCCAATGTGTCTTTGAACGCCTGTGACTCGGGATGTCGTTGTGTTTCTAAATCAGCCATTGCGTTCCAATCGTTCAAGTTGCATAACTACTGCTGGATGGTTTTGTAAAGCGTGTTGAAGTTTCCGTCCCGCACGTTTCTTGGTCCGAAAAATTGAGGACTTCGATGCGTTTAGTTGACGTGCAATCGTGCGGTAACTCAGACCTTCACTGACAACGCCATTCCACACCCATGCTTCTTCTTCTGTCAGCACCTCAAAGGCGTCTGCGATTGCTTCTTTCAATGCAAACAACTCCACCTGCGACTGCTCAGGTTCGTTGCCTGGAGCGCAAGACATCAACGCCCCATATGGTGTTTCTGCCCGCTTCTTATCGGGCAACCAGTTCTCATCAGGTAGCCCTGATGTTTCCCACTTGGGGCGAACAAACAAGTCATACACGGGCGCAAGATGGTCAGACATCACCACCCACAAACAGGTGGTCGTCAACGTTGATCGCCCAATACGCTTTTCCTTCAGGGAAATGCTGTACAGGCATTGTTGGCAGCAACTTCCACAGATCTACCCACGGCCAATCTGCGAAACGATTGTTTGTGGAATCCCAAACCCACATCGACAGGTCAAACATGGAATGCCATTGCTGCAATGCCAGCGCTTTTTCGATCTTCACTTTCAGGATGCGGTCTTTGCCGACACCTTGACATTCCACAAGCCCGTTGCTGGTTAGATAGTCGGGCTGGTAGCGAATAAATGGGGGAAGTTTCTTCATCGACACTGGCGGTCGGTTCAAACCGAACCGCACATGAGCAACCCCACACAGTTCCTCGTACTTGCCTTCAGCCTCGTCACCCATTGCGGAGAAGCGGGATGCAAACGACTGGTCACGGAACTGACTCATGTTGTCACTGTTCCATTGACAGCCGCGTCAAAATAAGCATAAATAGACTTGATTTGTCGATCATCAACCCAAGCGACACCGTTCAAACCGTCCGCAACCATCTTGATGTAATTGTCTAGGTCGCCTCGTAAACCTTTGATCGGTTCGTAGTCCAGGTCGGTGATGTGAATACTGATGTGGTCGGTGGAGAAACGCATCTCAACCGCAACAGGCCCTTCAAACAGTGGTCCTGCGTATTGGGCTGCAACAGCCTGCTCGGCCAGCAGTGTGCGTTCGGGAGTGAACACACGCCCTCGCCTTGTCATCCTCGGTCGTTGTTTGACTTGAGGTTTGCCTTCAGCGATAAACGAATAGTTCACTTGTACACCTTGGAGATAATTTTTTCTATTTCGTGGAGGTCGCCACGTTCGATAAATTTTCCCCATCGTTCATCTGCATTGCAGAGCAACGCCAACGCTTCGTTTGGCGTGAAACCATCGTCGGCTAGATACAACCCCAGCCTGAACAGAAAGCCTGAGCGGTCGGTATCTTCAAACGGCCCGTAAGAAAACGCATGATGCGTTCGTTTCGACATGCGATAAATGGATGGTAAATCCCCATCAAGTTCATCGGCAGTGATTGTCAACGATTGTGACTGGGCTGCTTTGCGTGGTGGTTTCCACAGCGACTGATACTGCTCAAACAGTGCGGGATTGGCACGCTGCTGATGGGCAGTTTCAACAAAGTCTGCATAGCGGATAGGGAAACCATCTTCGCTGACCATGACTCTACGATCAGACATTTCAGAATCGGTTAGAGCATGCGGATAGGGGAGTCGTACATAGTTCCCCAGTTGACCTTCAGCCATTTCGGACTGTTTCGGATTGATCTCTTTTGTTGAAGCCTTAGCGATCTGTGTAGCCCCAAGCAACGCTTTCCTCATGTGCTCCGCTCTGGTTGGAGCGGATGTGAACACCCACACATGAAATCCTTTGGAACGTGAACGTTCTACCCATCCCGTTATCCCGAGTTCACCAAGCACAACCCTCAGGTTTTGGGCTTCAATCCATGCGGTTTCTTCGCCTTCATCGAAGTCAACGCAACCCCAGTTGACCTGCCAGAAATCTCCAACATGAACCATCGGGTACACACCCATCGGTTCCCCGCCACCTAGATGTTGTTTGATGCGGTCCACATAGTTGACCCACAGTGAGTCGGTGGTTCGTTCGCATCCGCCTTCTTCTGTTCCGAACGCATCCATGCGTCCGAGGAACAGTTCAGCAAACTGATTGACAGTTTCACTGCTCATGATCCTGTTTCCGATGATGGATGTCGGATTCAATGTCCTCTAGTTCGATCCAGAGTTGGCGAATGAATTGGAGTGCAGCGTCTTTGCCGTCAGGAGCGTGAATGTCGAATGCCCTGCCCCACAAGGTTGAGCCTCTGGTGTCCAGATAGTCTGTGATTGCAGAGTCCATTGCATTCATCGCATTGCTACTTTCATTGCTTGTTCCGCTGATTGCAGTGGCATACCTACAGTCAAGGAATCGTCATCTCGTAAAGTTCGTATTGATCCCGTGTTGGGATCAAGGTGTACGTCGAAGCATCCCAACTTGGATGGTGGACGTTTGTTTTTTGCCAGATTGATGCTGAGTGTGTGCTGGTGGCGGCGACGCTCAAACGGATCTAGTGAGTCATCTTCACGTTTGCGGAATGCTTCAATAACAAAGGTTGCTTCGGCTTCGCCGCCGTAACGCATACCGTTCATTCCCGCTGCTTGACCTCGGGAACCTGAGGATCGTGATGACTGATGGACAACGGCTACAGGAACCGCTGCGCTGCGGGTCCAACGTTTCATTGCCTGCGCTTTCGCTGCGACACCTTCGGCACCTTCCACACCGTTGATCGGTATGAGTTCCAGATAATCGAAGATGGCTAGGTCGGCTTCTGCCTGCCAGTAATCCTGCGCTTCTTTCAAAGCGTCAGTGCATTGACGCAACGTCAAAGATTCATCAAACACAATCAAATTTCGGAAGTCATGTGAGGCCGCACGACGCACAAGACGTGTGGTGTCCTCGTCGCCCACTTTGATTTTGCGTTCAATTTCCTCTGCGTTGATCCCGTATTTGATGGAAGTCAACTTGGCGAGAATCAGTTCAGACACTTCATCAGGGGAGAACATGACGACATGTGCCAGAGGATTGTTCACAATGGCATTGAGCAGGATCTGTGTTTTCCCTGATCCCGCTCTGCCACAAAACATTGCAAGGTCGCCAGTCCCTAACCCTCGGGTCATGAGATCCAACTCGGGGATACCTGTCATGAAGCGACCGTCAACATTGGTCATTGCTTCAATCAAACCGTCCGCTGCCAAAGTCAGCGGCTTCACATATTGATAGACACGTTCTACTTCTTGAGCGTGGTCTTGATGTTCTTGTGTCTGGCGAACCTGGATTTCCTTGCGGATTTCCTCTAAGTCCAACAGTTGCACGTCTGTCACGGATTCTCCGACATTGCTTCGGTCAGCCAGAACGTTGTTTCCATAAAACGCTGTGTAGCGATCTGGCGTGGAGCGGATTGGGGGAACAGTTCGATGGTTTGCAGAAACGATTTCTCGAATCGTTCAATGGCTATGACTTGTCCGATGATGTCGGCAGCAACATCATCAGGGGGATCTGATGCTGCTGCCGAATCACCGTTGCTGGGGGAAGTCACAACCAGAAACCAACGCCCGAAGACTTATGCTTGAAGTCGGGACCAGTGCGCTCGGCACCGCCAGCCTTCTTCTCAGCATTAGAGGCGGTGTTGTCATAGAACTCATCAGGGTTAGTGGCGTAGCGTGCAATCGCCCACTTCTTGTTGAGTGCCTTCTCGTTGGTGTCCTTCGTCATTGATGCAAACGGGGGAGCATCGCTGGAAGGTGCTGCTGCTGGCGCACTAGCGGCCACTGGAGCGGCCTTGGGTGCAATGCTGGGTGCAGTGCTTGTTACTTCGGTGACGTTGCCAAACTTGGCTTCCAAGAGTTCACGAACGATGCCACCTTCGGTGACTTCAAACTCAAGCCCAAGTTCTTCAAACACTAGGGCCTTGCACTGCATCATGGCTTGCTTCAGATTTGCCATTGTCGTTTCTGAATCGTTCAGATCGACTTCGGTTTGCATAAAGATTGATGCTTCAGCAACTTCGTAGGGGCGGACGCTGATTTTTCTGGCGAAGCCCACATTGGCCGTGAGCGGTGTGATGATTGGTTGGTCAGTCTTGGCGGTTGCCATTGTTATCTCCTAAAAGGGTTCTCGGTTGGAGGATGTGGATACATAAAACATGACGACTTCGACGTGTGTCAGCACACGTCACAAATGCTTTCCTTTGCAATCGTCCCAGCACGTCGCCCACTTCGGGGAACACAGAAACGAGTTGTCAAACAAAGGCCACGAATCAAGGTCAGCACGAATCAACTTGGCAATCGAAGTCAACTGCTCAATCAGCCATGTGAAATGACCGTCGCCACGTTTCGTGGACAAAACCAAATGTTCTTGCTTCTGCTTGTTCATAATGATGAAGTCAAACGACGCCGCCTCGTAATCCCATTCGGGATCACTGAGCATCAGCCCAAGAAAATAGAATGTTGGTTGAATCTTTTTTTCAACCTCATGCTGTTTCCACGCATGAAATCCGTTAGCGGTTTTCCAGTCGATGATGTTGCCAAGTTCGTCAATCATGTCGATTGACCCCTTGATCTTCAGTTTCCCGTACTCAGTGTCAGCAACCTGAACATCAAACGGTTCTTCAATACCCACTGGGCTTGCCAGTGATGGGTACACCTCGTTCGCCCATGTCCAATACACACGCTGCACCGTGGCAATCAACGTGTCTTTCGTTTTCACTTGGACAAACTCAAACTCAGGTAACGACATCAGTCGTTCCAACTCGGCGTAAGCGGCATCCTCACCTTCAGTGAGACTGCCTAAACCGTTGAGAACAAACTCCGCTCCCGTGTGCAAAGCGTTGCCTGCTGCTGTCGCATCAGTCTCCTTGCGTGGCAAACGTTCCTTCATCTCAAGGAACGCTTGTTGCGGGCAGTTTTGGAATGTGTTTGTCCATGACTGAGAGAACGTGATGGTGTCGTCTGTTACGTTGATCCCTGGCATTAGAAGATCACCCAGCACACAAAGGTGGTGCACAGGGTAACAATGCCGATGACCGTTGCTAGTGCAAGAAAGTCTTCAGTGTCACTATTCATGACGCCTGCTTTCCATAGCGATGCCACCACTGCGAGATCGTGTCAGTTGAAACATCGTGACCATCAGCCATTAGTGCCAGACGAATCTGCACGTTCGACTTTCCGTCATGACGCATTCGCAGCGCACGTTCACGAAGATCCAACGGTTTTGCTGTCAGGTGCGGAAGTTCCAGTCCCAACATTTTCCGTAGCGACAATGCCTGCGACTTTGACAACCCTGTTGCCTGCATCACCGACGTGAGGGGCAGTTCACGACGCATCAACGCTTCAGCATCAAGCCGACGTTGAACGCCTGTGTCATCCAATGTTTGATCGCAGTACAACCAGCGGACAATTTCTGTTGGTGTAGAAGAAACCAACAACGCTGCTTGTGAAATTGTCAGCCCTGTTTGAACAATGTGACGCACGACCGAACGCACTTTGGCACGATCCTGAGGTGTGTTTGAGTTCAACGCAACCTGCTGCTGATACAACGCTTCCAGATACAACAACAGGGTCCGAGATTCCCGACTTAGCCCTGTTTCAAAGGCTTTTTGGTCGGTTTCAACAACTTCATCCCACCAAGCAAATAGCGAAGAAGCATTGTTCAAACTGCGAGGGATAGCCCATCTATCAGGGTTATCACTTACCAAATCCTTGCCTTGCAAGATCACATCTTCAAAAGATTCCATTTACTGCTCCCTGAGTAGGAGCAAGCAAAACCGCCTTTTCTGTGCATCTATTTGCTCAGAGCACTTACTACTGGGCTACCCTTGGAGTGCTTAGGTCCGTTGGTTTATCCAGCAGATTTAGTGCCACGATCCGTACGGTCCAACGTGCGGATCGTGTGCTTTCTGCTTGCAGTCTTATTTTTTTCTCCTGCCACAACCTGCTGGCTGTGACTGGTGGATGTCTGTTTGGAACCGCTGGAGGCGGTTCCTACTGCACTGTTTCTGTGGCCTCCGCTTACGCTTCGGCATTGTAAATACCGACTCAGACTTCTGTCAGCGTTTACGTTTCTTGAGTCGCTCGATTTCTTCGTAAGCGATCTCCAACCTTGCTTGCAGCCGACCGATTTCTTGATTGGCTTCAGCAAGTTGTTCCATCACGTCACGCGTATGCACTGGTTTTGTTTTTGTTGCACGCGCTGGGGTGTAACCCGCATCTTTGATGTAGGTGTAAATCGTTGGCCTGCTTACGCCAGTAGACGCTTCTATCAACGCAACCTTGTCGCCCGCCAAATAGCGTTCAATGATCTGTTGTCTCACTGACTCGGGATGGGATTGAGTCACGATGCGACTGTGCTGTTCTTCGACATACACAGACTGTAGAGGTTGGGTGTGACTTATGCTTGAGTCAGCCATTCGTTGAGTTCCCTGCCCCCCGCCTGGACATACCTCATCGTCGTGTTCATGTTCGTGTGATTCATCAACCGACTGACCAAAGCCAGCGGTAACCCTGCTCGCAGCAGGTTCGTGGCACACGAATGACGAAGCGAGTGAACGTCATGGCAGGGGATACCCGCCTTGTTGCACCACTGCTTCATCTTCTTGTTGAACTGCGATTCATAGATATTCCATTTCAACAATGGATCATCAAGTGACCTATCGGTAACAAGATCCCGTAACGCAGTTACAAACAACTGCGAGTCGGGAAGCAAGTGCGGAAGTTTCTTTGCATACACACCAACCATGTCCATCCACGGCAAATCCATTCGCATCCCACCCTTGCGTTGGAAATCAACAATGGTCTGAGGATTCACGTTTCTCACCAGCAGCGAATACACCTCCGCCTTCCTTAGCCCACAAAAAAAGCCCAAGCCCAGTGCAGCACGATCCGAGGGCACCAAATCCAGCGCCCACACTGCTTGGAAATGGTCGTCATTCCACGGTTTTGGTTGGACGTTGTGGACGGTGGGGCCATGCAGGTGCTTAGCAATGTTCCCACTGGGGGTGATATTGGTCTCATAAGCCCACTGGAAATGTGACCTGAGGATCGCAGCATCCAGTTTCTGAGTCCCAGGAGCGCCCTGATTGCCGTAGCAGCGCCTCTGACGTGGACGCTTCAGGAACGCCATCATCTGCTCCACATTCACTGTGTAAATCGACTGAGGAGACACAAACTCTACGAACGCTTCAATGACAGGAACATACGTTTCAATCGTCCGCTCGCTACGCAAACGATCATCTCGTAAATAACATTCCCATTTACGAACGCTGATTAGATCCCCCGACAAACCCCCAAAATCTTCAGTAAAAGACTGGGGTTTTTGACCGAACGGGTATTCCGAACCAAAGTCATGACCCCAGTTGGATGTTTCGATTCTGTTTGGTATTCCTTGCATAGCAAACTCCCTAGTTGGGAGGTTGCGACTGGCGGTTGGAGCGGGTGAAGGTAATCGAAACCTCACTGCATGGAGCGAGTGGAGGGAATCGAACCCTCGCTCGCTCCAACCTCGTCGGAACCTCGGTGTGTTGCAGTGACACAACTGACGTTGTGGTGCGCCGACTTGTCTATCACGACAGTCCTGTGTCAATACGGATACTCATTGGTATTCCGACAGTTTGATTCCCCCACAAGACCGCCAACTAGCCCCTAGAATCGTCTGTACGGGCCTGCCACTGATCCTGTGGGGCAATGCCCCCAGATCCTCCCAGCCACACCAGTAGGGCCTCCAAGGATCGTTGGGTCAGTCCTTGCGTGAGTTTGCCTCGGACCATGCGTCTGATCGACTGCTCACTGATACCTGTCTCATCCCCTACTCGCTCATAAGGGATGTTTCTGCGGACCCGTTCAGACTCAAACAGTGTCCCGAGATTCCGTAACACTTCCAAACAGTTCGTAATGTCCCCAGTGTCGAACTGGCGTGTCAAAGGCTGAGTCTGGTGGGCGATGGCTCCCCGATACGGATTCGGGATCGCCAGTTTCGCTGCTGCCTGCTGCTCCACACGAACCTGATGTTTCGGACGATCACCGCCCGAACAGATACCGCACAGACAATCGTTTCGTCCGCCACACTTGACGTGGCGACCTTCCCAGCACAGATCACAAGTAACCATCTCTTAGGCCACTTCCTGATCGGCGCAGTCCATCAACGCAACTGCCAGCCATTGCGCTTGGGGTGCTTGCAGTTCCAGAGCGATCCGAAACTGGTTTGGTGGGGGAGTGACCATCGTCAGCGTCACCCATCCGTTTCGATTGTTGACCCAACAGTGCGACTCGGCGTTCCCTGTTTGTCGGTCACGATCTTTGTCAACACTGACGTACACGCCTTGTAGACGTTGCATTCGATACTCCATTGTTGTGGTAGGTGAAAGATAGAAAGCGGGTTGACCCTGTGTCAGCCCGTTATGACTTGGCAATCATGTCGATACGAGCCCGACTGAGACCCAGTTCCGCTGCGATCTCCGCCAACGTGAAACCCTCCATCCGCAACTGACGGACAGCAGCAACACGAACAGCAGACACACGCGGAATCAACTCAGACTGAATCGAATCCAACAGCCAAGACATAGCCAACGCCCTCAGCATCGGATCATCCATAGTCGCAATCCAGTCATCGCAAACCTGCTGCAACTGAGCCTGCAACTTCATGTTCGTAACCGAATGAGTTGTTCTCACGGATTCTTCTCCTCGTCACGAATACCTTTGTAGCCCAGCCACACCAGTAGGGCGATGACCAGCAAACTTGCTATTGGACCCATAATGTCACGCCCACTTCGATAGCCAGTAAAGCACCACGCAAACCACTGGTGCGATGAACAGCATTGTCAATCCGTTGATAACCATTGTATTTCTCTCCATTTTTGGTAGGTGTTTGTTTGTGTTGCGATAGAATGTGTGTTGCTTCACTTTGGTAGGTGAGCAACCGAACGGCCCCAGTTCACGCTGGGGTCGTTCACTATTTACGGCTAGGGCCTGGGATTGTTACCCCGCCATCTCTAACTGTGATTCAGTCAGCCGACGAAACGCTTCGGCCTCGCAATGATCGAAACACTGTCCGACCAACTCTGCACTGTTTTCGTCATCGTCGCCAGTGAACTGCGGATAGTTCGGATCATCAGAATTGACCGAATAGTTGCCATGCTTTCCGCTACGAAACTCGGCGTATCCATAAAAGTTTCCGCACTCGTCCTCGTAACTGATTGAGAACTCCAGTCGGGGGAACATTGCGCTAATGGCACTTAGCCCTTCGATGGCTGGTCCCCATGCTGTCCAGAAACGAACTGACAGTTGTGCGGTTCCATCAGGGGTGACATCCATAGGTCCGTCGATCTCGGTATCTACGTCACCCCACTTGCAACCCCAGTTGTCCAAACACCACTGGTAACCGCTGTCGCTGTAGGCACGTCCGATGGACACTCCGTTGTTGCCGATGATCTCTTTACCCTGAAGATTCTCGGGGAATGGGATCAACGCAGGGATAAACGCCTTATGGGGTTCGATTGCGTCTTGGAACTGTTGCACGTCATCGGCTAGTCCGATGACAAATAGGTTTGTGTAGCAGTGATTAGGCATTGTTATTGCTCCTTTGTGGTAGGTGATTGTTCCCATATAAAAGGGTTTTGGTAACGGTGTGATGGAACTCATTGTTTCGCATTCCCAACAACAAATCATTCGCCATCGCAATCTTGTTGTGCCAACAATCATCCGTTGCTTCCCAATCCGATAGTTCACACTCGCAAGGCTGATCTTCCATAACGGAAAGCAGAAGGTTTCTGGCATCTCTTAGTTCGTCACTCATGCCGACACCTCGTCGCAATCGTGAATCTGGGAATGCAACTCAGACACGATCATTGCCAGATCGACATTGACAGGATGAAGCATCCCGATGCACGAAGAACCAACCTCATGCCATCCGCCGAACTCGCATTGACGCTCCAATACCATCACGCCACTCAGGTATCCGAAACTGAGAATGTTCACCAGATCCCGACGCAACTCGGTAAGTAACGCATCGTTACCAACCGCATCGACGGGAGGTTGCCACCAATACACATAGCCACGATCATCACGGACCTTGCGAGCGAAACCATCAAACCCCTCGGGACGTTCTGAATGTCCAAACCATCCGCCCCGAGAACATTCGGCAACTTTGCCAATCCAGTCCTCATCGTCACGAACATCTGACCACTCATCAGCCTGCAACGTCACAACAACACGCTGAGAACCATCGCCAAGCAAATAGGTGGCACGTTCCTGATTGCGTTCCAGATCCGCCACTAGCGAATCCATGACGTACTGCTCCAGATCATTCATGCCGACACCGCCGATACCGCTGAAACGTGAATCGGATTGTCATCGCATCGGGACACGACAATCTTCACCGCATCATCGCCCAAACCTATACGCCAGACAGTGTGATTACCGTTTGTATGTTCCACAACTGCCAGACCACACAACGCCAGCCCACGATTCACTGCAATCGCAAACTTTGTGTGCTCGGGATAATGATCTTCAGGTTTCTCAGTAAGAAAGTGTTCGATTGTCTTGCTATGCCAGTTATTCATTGCATTGCTCCTATTGGTAGGTGATGGGAGCGGGCCACGATGGCCCGATCCCGATTAGTTGTAACTGTAACAGAATCTAGTGGTGTTGTCAAGTGTCTACAGACAGTTATTCGGAAAGTATCGCAAGAACCTCAGTCTGCTCAATCGCGAACACGGTGAATCCTCGTCGGGGCTTGCCCGAAACTGTCTCGGAACCGTCCTCACGTTTCGTAATCGTCGGCAACAAACACGATGTCCCACGCTCACCCTTGCGGACCATACGGCCCGCGTTCTTCCATTGCACAAACGTCGCAAACTGACCTGCGGTCCATTCGTGTTCGTTCATCATCTCAATCAACCGCGACGCGTTCCCCTTCAAGAACTCACGCCCCGTAATCGGATTATGAGGCCATTGCACTGTCCTCGGATCAACAACTATCTCAATACTCATTCTCATACTCCTGTTGGTAGGTGAATCTGATTAGTTGTACCTGTCGCCATTAGGCGAACACGTCACCGATTGAAAGTTTCTCCACCATTGCATCCCAATCCGATGAGCCACGGCCCAAACGGACGTGATCGACAAACCCCCGAGAGTCCTCCACTAGCGCGTGGTGTTCCCCATAGCGTCCGATCCAAACCCCATCGGTTTCCATGTCTCCCGCGCACTCGTCGGCAACGTGGCGAAGATCAAGCCAATAGGCGAACGGTGTCGAATACTTGTGAGTCTTGTAGTTCTCTCTCATTGTCCTGCTCCTGTTGTGGTAGGTGAATTGCTCTAGCGGTAGTGCCAGTAATCGGAATCGGCAGGAATGCGGCTTTCGGCGTCATCGGAATGACTGGCCCAAAGTGCCCCCAACTCGTTCGATAGTTCGGCGTACTCCTTCCAATCGCGCTTAGTGACGCAACGCTCAAGCCGACGCAACATTTCCCGCGTGTACGTCATGTCCCTACGCATCGTCCCAATCGTGAAGGATGTTTCGTTGTTTCTGCCCATCGTCTGCACTCCTTGTGGTAGGTGAATCGGTACCCAATCGGCACCACACAACACGCCGCGCGTGCTCTGCGCTACTGACTGAGAGGCATGAACGGACCGGGACCCTCGTCCCGATCCGTTCCCACTGTTGCTTTAGTCGTCGTCCTCGTCGCCCTCGTCCTCGTCGCGCTCTGCCTCTAGCGCATAGATCAGACGCTCGGCCAGTGTGCAAAGAATCCACCCGACTGCCTCGGTCATGTCAGTCGGGAGCGGTCCGAGTTCCTTGGCGATCTCCTCGGAGAACTGCCACCCCTGAAGGTCAGTAAATACCTGCCAACGGTCCCCCGTGTAGATCGGGACGGCCCCGTCTGCTGCTTGGTGGATTGCCTCGTCTAAGTCGGTGCCGTATTCGATGGCCTCGTCTCGTTCGTAATCAAGCCAACCGCGCGCAACCTGCTCAAGCCATTCGGCCCCTGCGCTCGTGCTGCTTTCCATGCTCGCATCAATCATGTTTCCCAAGCGGTAGGGGGTGTACTTGTTCTTCGTTTCCATTGTTTGTTTCTCCTGTTTGGTAGGTGATACTAGGGATTGTGACACACTGCTTAGATGTTGTCTAGTACCTATTGACAAGCGCCGATAGACACAAGGAAACCCACCCACTAGAGCGGGCTTCCCAATGCTGACCGACTCCCTAGCGATTGCGGGAAACTGCGACAAGATCGCGGGCAAGGTCTCGCAACTCCCGAGCGATTGCCGCGGCCTCTGCTCTGCGTCCCTCGGTCATCAGTCGGGCCCACTTCGCCCCAAGTTCTGAAACGTACACGCTCTCACGTTCCCAAGAGTTCAGGGCCAGTCGGTATTCATTCTGCGTTGTCATTGTCGTGCTCCTGTTCGGTAGGTGATGAAATCAGTATCCCAGAATTCGCAGCAGTTGTCAACCCTCTATTGTGTGAAATATGTCACACCCCCGAACAAGGCAGAACAGTAGCCCCGACCCGACCCGCTGCGGCTTCCCTCGGGTTAGGTTCCTGCTTCGTCTGCTTGTCGCTCGTTTCGGTGCGATTGTCTGCCTATCCGACCCGACACAACAGAGGGAGCACCTCAGCGCAGACCCTTACCCCAACGCAGGCACACCACCGCCCCATTCGGTCGGGATCGAACTACGATTCGCTTCCCATCGCCACGCCCGCCCCGTGTGGCGGGAGGGGTAGGGGGGGTGGGGGCGCCGTTGTTTATATATATTGCACCGTAGCCAATGTGTGAACTTTTTAGAACCAGGCGTCCTGAGCGGGGGCAGCCAGTTTCTGCTGCAAGTCAGTGTTTGGGCAAAAAGAATG